AAGGTACATCGTTACGAGCCAAGGTCTATGATTACGACGATGTGCCACGATAAGAGTGCGATCATTGCAGTCGCGCAGTGCTTGATCCATGGCAGCATCCACGTTTAGGCGCTCTACTCGTTTGCATTCGATATGATAATTCGCCAATTCGCTGCACACTACGTCAGAATCTCCGGCGGCACCGCAGAATTGTTGAGTACGTCTAGCCGTATAGCCATGCTCGCGTAGTTTGGCGGCTAGTTCTCGTTCGCCTGCTGATCCTTTGGCCTTTGAGTTTGTCATTATAATTGTTGCAACTCTTTTAGTCTTTTCAATCCCAATTCGTCAGCGTTGGCCCAACATTCACTTTCAATTTTTCGAGCTTCTTCTAAAAAACAAGAGTAGAAACAGAAATAAAATTTAGAGCGCGGCCAGTTTGCGTTATTCGGCCAATGTTCCTGTGACAAAAATACTTTGCGAACCCATGGTTCGTGATTCAACCATCTTTGATTCATGTTTTTAGTAATGCCAACATAAACAAATGATTTATCAGTTACCCATTGCGTTTTAACGTGCGGTTTTTCGACATATAACGCATACAATCCTTCCAACTGATTTTTGCGTATGTAAGTTGATCTAGTTAATAGCCATATTTCCAAAGGCAAAACGCGACCGTTTTCTTTGAAATGATTGAGTAACCACCCTACAGTATTGTTACTGCCATACAAGGCGCTAAATGATTCAACCTCATTTACTACTTCCTGCAGATTTTCTAATTTTGATGTTAGTTCTTCAGTGATCATTGTATTCACTTAATAGAAAACCTCGTCTTTATCTGCAACCGACCACCGTTTAGAATCCTCAGCCGTCCAGATAGTTTCAATGGTGCGGTAGCCTTTTGTTTCGGGGCGGCTAGTGTTGCCAATAAAAAACCCGTCTTGAAACGCTAGCCGGTTGGTTGGTAACGCCGCGATCTGGCCATTGTCAAGAAGCACAATGTGAGCACACTTGTTTTGATCGGGTTGGAGCACGTAGCCAGCTTTGTCGTCGCTGTCAGGTAACCAGTCAACGGTGCAGTAGTATTTTCCCGGCACTTCTGTTTTATCTTTTAGAATTGCTCGCACTTCATAGTCTCGCAAGAAGTCTAGAACGCTCACCACGGGCTTGTAGCTGTAACAGTCCCATAGCTGCAATCGTTCTAAATCATAGCACTCAGAGCCGCCTGGAGCGTGTAGTAGCCAGTGCAAAGGAACATGCCGAAAGTGCGCTCCGCTTTGAAGCAGCACGTGAAATTGTAATGCCCGTCCCCGATAACTTTGCAGCGCAAACAAATAGCCTGGTTCGTAACCGCTTGCCTCATCGTTCTGAGTCAAATGGCGATTGTGTATCCAGACTTTTAACGGTGGCAGATCAGCGTTCACTCAGAAGCAGTGTCCTTTTTTTTTTTGGTAACACCTTTAATGTTACCCTTGTTTTCGGATGCGTAGAAAACTTCCTTACCTTTATCTTTTCCGTAATACTTCATCATCGCTTGACGGATTTTCAGACCCTTTTTCGTTAGTGGCATACGCTCCTCCTGGTAGACATTTCGCGTCATAATACCACCATCTGTTACCGACAGGCACCGGCCAAGTAAGTACGATATCAGTTTGTGCTTGCTGATACCCGTCAAGGTAGGCCGCAGCGATATCGGCCTGTAGGTCGCCAGTTTTTAGACACCGTTCAGCGTATACTTTGGCTATCTCGTTAAGAGTCGGCATCTTCAGGCTCATAGTCAATCAAGACGTCTAATCCTCGGTTGGCTTGATGTATTTCCCCGGCTCGAAAGCCTGTTATAAAAGCCCTAACAACATCGTTGCGCGTAATAGGTCCAAAGTTGAGGCGCAACAAATCGCAGTATTCTTCGGCGTATTCTTCTGCAGGATCAGGCTTACTTTTCGACATAAATTCCGTTGCCGGACAAGTCTTTAATCTCTACGCGCTCGCAGTGCAGCACGTTTGAAAGAATCAGTTTGGCTAAATCAATGGGTTCGCTTGAGTAATTGTCGGCTATTAGTTTGCGTAGGTCCGGGCAGTCAGGCTTGCGGCCAGTAAAATCCTCTTGTTCATAAATCCAGATAGTAACTTCCCATTTGCCGTCGATGACCCGGTGCGTGCTGTAGAATTGCTGCATGTAGAATAAGTACAGGACCACGGGCATCCTGTATACAGGGAAAATTAAAACGGTACTTTATCGTCGCCTGATTTCTCGCCAAGTTTTTTCAGATGCGTTGCAACCCACTTCAGTTCGCTTCGCAAAAGTCTAAGCTCATGCGCGAGCAAAAGAACTTGTCCTGCTGTTGAAGCTGCTACGGCCTTGTACTGCTCGCTGTATCCAACTAGACTTTCGGCTTCGCGCAACAAGGCTTCTGCCTCCCATTCTTCCCTACTCTTTTTCTTGAACATGACCAATCCTTTTTGTCATTAAGTTATCGATTAACACCTGCACATTCTCTTGGTTTGCGTTGCCTCTGTCCATCACTTGCTTGCTTTCCAAACGCTGCCGAAATTGAGCGCGGACAATGGCTATTTTGTCAGGGTCGCAAGCCGCTAATTCTTTAAGCCCTACAACACCACCAACAGCTGCCAATGCCGCTGGTGGTAGTTTTTTAGCCTCTTCGTCGGCATAGTAGGTACTTCTTTGTGCGGCTATCATGACCCGCTCCCACAACTTGCCCCAATCTTCTTTAAAACCAGCACGAGCCGTCAAAACCGCTTGATTGACTTCGCCTACCGTAGGAGGGAACTGCCTATTTTCGCCCAACAGCGCGATTACGGCGGCTTGTACTTCGTCGTAAGAGGCATGATGTAGGACCATCTGCCATACCTTATACCGATCCCTACTGAACAAGACTTTGTTCCCAAACTCAGCAGCTAACACCTTGAATATCTGTCGGACCTGTTCATCAGTCATTGTATATATCCCTCATAACAAAAAATTAACTTGACACACTCCCAATTCTCCCCCCTAATACCCCTGACCCCAAAACACCCCCCTATCCGTTCGCTTCGCTCACTCTGTTGTTTCCCGCAATGCATCGCATCTGTAATGCTCTTGCATTGCCAATTTCTTCTGTTATTGAAATTAAACCCTACGGGTTTAATATGATCAGTTCGAGTTTGAATGCTGTAGGGTTGCATCTCAATGATGCACAAGACGTATTCTGATCTGCTTGAGTCACAGCATCGGTTGTCTTGCACCTCAATGGTGCACAATACTGTTGGGCTACTTAGCTGTGTTGGTGATTTGCATTTCTTGTGATATATTTTTCTCATGTGTCTCCCCCGTCTTGTCAACGGGACTTGCCCATCGATAGCCTCATACTATCGGTGGGTTTTTTATTGGCTGAGGCGGTAGGGATCGAACCTACGACATGGCGATTAACAGTCGCCTGTTCTACCAACTGAACTACGCCTCAGTTTGCTTATTCTTGGTTGAAAAGTTCATCGATGCATGACTGCAACCACAAAATCCCGTCTTGCTGACCCTTTTCGAAATCACTCTTACCAGGATTGATTAGCCCAATTAACCGTTCTGTTTCTTTGTCCAAATGCGCTTTAAGGGCCCTAGCACCGTTTAGGTAAGCCCTTTCAAGCTTCCTCCTATCCGTAGGGCTACTCAGCGGTGTTTCGGGCCGTAGCGTTGATTGTGAGGCTTCTGCTTCAATTTTACTTTTCATTTGGTGTCTCAAAGTTAGTCCAGTTCTCCAATGCCTCTTGGAGGGCTACGATCAGTGTCTTGTTTTCTGATTTTGCTACATCCTTGAATTTTTGGAGTAGTTCAATCCGAACGTGGCACGTCCACCGATCGAAGCCCTCTCTGGGCTTGTCGTAGTTCAAAGCGCGAGGGTACTGCTTTCGTTTCTTGCGCTTTTCCACAATTAATCCACGATGCAAGTTGTTAGTTTCTCAAGCCTTATGGGACATTCCCACAGGCCATCACCGATCTGCTTGCAGCTTGAAGAAGTAAGGTAGGCTTCAGCTATTTCTAACTTGTTACCTTCCAAGCCCGAGACGTCGTAGCGGGTTTTAATTGCCTTAGTTTTCTTGGGCGATTCCTTTAATGGAGCACTCTCCCAAGGCAATTCATCGCTCGATGCCTTAACTTCACCTGTTTCCCGATCACATGAAACTTCTTGAGTCTCAGATACAGGTAAAGAAACAACAGACTTAACATTGTGACTAGCGTACTCACTTGGCATTTCCTCTTGTGTATATAAACCGCCTAGTTCTTGAATAAATGCTTCCCTTATGGCGAGACTTTTCGCGCACTTTGAGAGCATAACTGTAGGCATCGTTTTCCACACCGGACTTGGCTTGTTGTACTCATTCCAATAAGCCGTAGCTATTGACGGGAATTTTCTATCCTTGCGGTGTACTTTTACAGTACAGCTAACAAGCGTTTTACCATCCCACTCAAAAGACACTTCCATGCCATCGAATTGGGAATGACTGTTAGCGATACGAAGGAATCCGTTGATTCCAGTCATAAGCTGCAAACGACCGTTAGCCTTAATGGCCCACATCTCTTTGGTCAGTGGGTTTAGCCCGGTTGTTTTGCAAATCTCAACAAAAAGTTGAAACTCCGCATCCGTCAGTTCTTTGGCAATGCTGTTGCGCAGGGCGTGCAACATCTCGATTACGCTTGGTGCTATCAAAACATCTTTGCTCATATTGTCTCCTTATTGTTTAGCCCGAAGGCTTTTCACGCACCTTACTCTGTATACAGCGGCATCGCAAGGTGGTTCCTAAATGATTTTGAAAATGATTCGAGTTGTCAGAATTTTTTTAAAAACCCGATCACTTTGGTCCAATTTTATACTTAGGCTACACCGACATTTACACGACAGTTTGCCGACAGTATCTCGACAATCAGCCGAAGGATGATGGCAGAATGCCACCATGCCGACCTAATTCAGCCCGTGATACACCTCTCCTGTTGGCAGGATTAACCTACCCCATAATCACCCCCCTTTATCGTGCTACGATTGCCGCTGCTTACGGCAAAAAGTTAAGACTCGGACCCTGCATTGGTTGTCCCAATGCGTCATTCGGCAGAATGCTAGTCACCGTTCGCTTATAGGTATGGTTGGGATCTCCAAGACTCTTTCTAAGCCAATCTGTCGATTCCCTCTCGGTAGTCACAACGCTATACCCCGTACCCCACGGACCAGCATAACGCCCTTGCGGGATAGGTATTGCAGGACCGAAGGGAGGCGCAACCGGCACTACTTCAGATGGGTAGAGATTGCCAAAACCGGCAGCACCCGCAAGATTGCCGACACCGTTTGCAACTAGGTATTCAGCAGCGGTCTGAGCATGTGCAGTGGTCGCACAGGCAAGTAATATAGTGAGTGTAATGTATCGCATGTAAGTATCTCCGATATGCATCGGCACCATGCCGACCATGCACACCCCCGAAGAGTGTGCCGGGTCTACACGGTTACAATGCAAACACGAGGATCAATGCGGGGTAGGCTAGGACTACTAGCACTAGCAGGCCGATAGCATCTTCGATACATTCGCGGGTTGTGGGTGTCATATGCTTGCCGCCTCCTCTTCTTCTTCCTCTTCTTCTTCCTCTTCTTCTTCCCATCCGTAATCATGTGCCATATCGGCTATGTCATCCTCCGACATATATCGCAGTGCCGCTAACGCTATAGCCTCCCACGTAATTACGCCGTTTTCTGCTAGTTCGATAAGATAGTTGGTTGATTGTCTTACGTTGCTCATAATGTGTCCCCTGTTTACCATTGTTAGTCATTTATTGTTTAGCGAAACGCGCAAGTTTGGCAGGGTTTTGATTGTACGGATCGTGAAGACCCACGTCATCAGCCCAAGTGTCAAACTGTGCACGCGGTACTAGTTTCACCGTGCGCCACGTTGCGCCCTGGTTACTTTGCTGAATTGCTACAGCTGACTCATTCGCGAGCACGCGATAGCTGTAACCGCCGAAAGCTGATTGATTGCGAAAGATTTCTGTTTTGCGTGTCATGTGTGTTTCCTCGTTAGTCGGTTAGTCGGTTACAGTTGAACGGGTGTTAATCCCGTGTTGTGTGCGTTTTCAATTACATACTGAGGAGCGGTCACTACGTTGAACGTATGTCCCTCTTTTATTAGCGTGTCGATGTAGAACGTTATATGTTTGCTAGTTGTAACGCTGAACTTGCGCTCAGTGCGGTATAGTGTTGAGCCGGTAAATACCGCTACCGGGGTTTCATATGAGACAAGGATGCGTAATCCGTTGTTGTCTATCTCTGTGAGTTGTTTAGCTCCGAACTTGCGTATCATGTGTATCTCCTATGTTTGATCTCAGCTAGTCAGTGCTGAGTAGGTACAGGATACATGAGGGAGGATTCACTGTAAACGGAGAAAATAGAAAATTATGGGTTGGAGAGGCAATCAGCAGCTTATACGGTAAATCAGTGGACACTGAACGGATGGTAGGAAGACGAGTACAAACAGGGCTGACAGCGTCTAGGATACGCGAGGAGCGACGAACGACCGGCGTACTATACAAACTGGTACGGTCAAGGCTCGGCATCTCTCAGGAGGCTATGGGCCGTTTGCTAGGGTGTAGCCGTTATTGCATCCTGCATCGCGAGCGTACAAAGCACGTATACTCGCTTGAGGAGTTAGTGGCGTTGCAAGAATTGACAGGTATCGATGGTCCGGAGTGGTGGGCACTCATCAAAGAGGTAGCCAAGTAGGTGATATCATTACATGCCAACACCTAACCCCGCAGAATCACAGAAGATAATTTACTTAACGAGAAATAGAAAACTATTAAGCAACCTAGCCTCCCTCCGCCCCAACGGAATCAATAGGTTAGGCAGGGCAAGGGGTAATCTGATTCCAATGGGATACGCGCTAACTACCAGTCCCGGCAGGGTTTTCGCTTTTGGTTTCAATTTGAAAACGGAGGGTCGAGGACAAGCGGCGGCATCTACCTACCCACAAAAAATTCCAAATATCCCATTCAAACACAGTTATGTCTGACGAAACTGATAAGCCATCCCAGGAAAGTGATTCTGCCATTGAACCAGAGGTTGTAGTTGAGACTGACGGCGAGGAAAAAAATTTATCCCCCAAGTTTGTCATGCCACCACCGAGGGCGCAGCGTAGGAAGGACTACAGTGATCAGATAGTGCCCAAGGATGCTGAGATTGCGGGAGCGGTTGAGAGGCTAGGTAGGCTAGGGCTTAGCAAGCAGGCGGTATCGATTGCGTGTAGGGTTACGCTTGAGCAGTTAAATCGCTTGTATATTGAGGAATATGAGGTTGGCCGGGCTAACATGCAGGAGGTTGTGGCCAGGGGTTTAATGGAGCAAGCGTTAGCTGGTAATCCGCAGATATTGATGTACTTGGGTAAGAGTAAGTTGGGATGGACCGAGGCTAACGTAGTGGAGCATGTAGGTGAGATTAGGGCGGTAGTGAGTGCCAAGCCGCTTAGTCGGGATGAGTTTGTGGCTAAGTATTTGGAAAAGGATACTACTGATGACTAGCTATGATCATGAGCATTTAAGGCAGGAGTTTTTCAAAAGTCTTAGTTTACCGGCTATTATGCCGTGGTTGAAGGTGACTGAGTTTGCGCCTACGCCGTTCACTGAGGTGTTAGTTACGGGGCCGACCTATAAGCATCAGGTGGGGTATTTGGATTGTGCTGCCGGGTGTTGGATTGTTGGTGATCGGGCGGTAGGGTTTGACGTGTATCCGCATTGGATGCCATTACCTACTCCACCCTTTTATGACCAAAAAGAAGCGTAAGGCTACTAGGCTGAATTCGCCGGTTGATGTCTTTTATCGATGTCCCAAGTGTGACTGGATAGGGTATTGTGTGACTGACAGATATTACCTTCAGTGTGCTCAATGCAAGCGAGTATTTGGCTGGAAGGGTAAGGGTAGGAATGTGACTAGGGAGATATATGACAGAAGATTTGAAAACACCTGAGCAGGAGAATATGAACGATTTAGACAAAAATTATAAAAAATTAAGGCAATTTGCGCTTACATATATTGTTAGAAATATAGAGCCACACGGTGATGTTCTTGTTCTTAGAAATTTACAAAACTGCTTTATTGCCGGTTACAATTACGGTCGGTTGCTGACAACGCAAGAAATTACCCAATGTGCAGAAATGGCAGCGTGGTCTAATCCACGTTTTTCTTTGGAAACGTTACTATTTCCGCTTGGCTCATTCTTATTGGGTATGCTCATTCGGGGGTGGTTATGACTAAAACGCCTGAGCAGTTAGCCGTTGAATGGCTAAAAGAAGAATATGGCGACACTTCAAATTGGACCTACATGGGACAAGAAATGTCGCTTGATGCTTTTTATGCTGGCTACCAAGCCGCGAAGCCTCAATGGATCAGCGTTAAGGAGCGGCTGCCGGAAATTCCAGACAATGACTACAGCAATCGTGTTTTATTGCTCAGAGCAGATAGATTTATAGTAATTGCCAGAATAGAAAAATGTGTTCGATTTGTGCGTCCTTTTCAGGAAGCCTTCTTTATTGAAACTGAGGACGGGGACCAAATTGAAGAGTTTACCCACTGGATGCCGCTGCCTAAGCCACCGGAGGGGGAAAAATGATCTTTATAGACGATGTTGATAGCGATGAATTGTCTTTAAAAGCATGTGTTTATGCTAACGATGCTGGCTGGAAACGATATGGTGGTGAACCTTCTTATGAAGTTAATAGTGCATTTATTGAAGGCTATATGGCCGGATACCGGGCTGCAATAGCAGATGAAAAAACGAGGTACGCAGAGGCTAAACAGCTAATTGAAGAAACGCACAAAAAAGAACGAGAGTTATATTTAGCTACCATTTATAAAGGAACAAAAGAGGAAGCCATTAAGTTGCTAGAAAACAAGTTAACGGAGCAAGGCAAACTATTGTTGGACAAGATGAGGGCAGAAAAGTTCAAGGATTAGCCATGTTAAAGCATGTAGCAGTAGAGGCGCATGATTGGGTGTTTATTGATTACGATGGACCAGACTTTCCGCGTCATTTACCTTTGTTCATTGGGCGCGTTTTAGCGGTTAGTAAAAAAGGAAGGCAATTTATTACATGGTTTGACCATGAAACTGATGAGTGGGACTTGTCATATCAACTACCTTTAGCGCCCGATGATCAAATAATTGCGTGGACGCAAGTTTCTAATCCCGTTATTGATGATATGAAGTAGTTGCGGCTGGTTGTCTAATGGTGGGCGTTTTTACTGTTTCCTGCTCCGGTAGGCATTTACTGAGAACCGAAGATTAACAGTGTCAGGTATCGGACAGCCGCATGAGCGTTAGTGAGCGGATAGTTTGGAGTCCCCAGCCTGGTCCACAGGAAATGTTGGTTAATTGCCCTATAACACTTATTGGGTATGGTGGCGCTAGAGGCGGGGGAAAGACCGACGGGGTGTTAGGCAAGATTGCCGTAGACCAGGAGCGTTACGGGAGCGACTTTAACGCTATTTTCTTTCGTAAAGAGTTACCCCAGGCTGATGACCTTATTGAACGGGCTAAACAGATTTACCTACCTTTACATGCTCATTGGCAGGACCAGAAGAAGCAGTTTACTTTTCCAAATGGGGCAAGACTTAGGTTTAGACCGTTAGGCGATGATGGTGATGCTGAGAAGTATCAGGGGCAAAACCTGTCGATGGCTTGCGTAGAAGAGGCGGGAAACTTTGCCGACCCTAGCCCGATTTACAAGCTATTCGGTGCGCTCCGAGGTAAGGGTAATCCACAGATTATTCTAACCTTTAACCCTGGCGGCGTAGGGCATCACTGGCTGAAAGAATTGTTTATACGGCCAGCGCCAAAGGGGAAGAAGGTACTAACTAAGAAACTAGGGAATGGATCTAGCTTTGAGTTCATTTATATCCCTTCAAGGATCGGTGACAACCAGATACTTTTAGCGCAGGATCCCGGTTACGTTGATCGGCTTCATTTGGTTGGTAGTCCTGAACTAGTCAGGGCATGGCTAGAGGGCGATTGGGAGATCCATGAAGGTAGCTATTTTCCAGAATTTAGTTCACGGCATATTGTCCCTGCTTTTAACATCCCTAAGCATTGGCCTCGTTATCTCGGTTATGATTGGGGCTACCGTAGTCCTTTTGCCGCTGTGTGGGGCGCTGTTAGTTCTGGACGCGATGACGCGGGTAATGAGGTCCCATACCCCAAAGGTGCCATTGTCATTTACCGAGAAATGTGGGGAAAAGGGGTCGATAACGTTGAGCAAGCAAACAGAATTGCAGCGGCTTCCGTTGGCGAAAGTGTCCATGCTGCAGCGGACCCCTCTATATTCAATACCCAGGGTGGACCCTCAATAGCTGACCAGTTTCATGCGGTGTTTGCCAAATACAAACATCCTTCGTTTCGCATGGCCGATAATGACAGGCAGAGCGGCTGGTCGCAGATCAGACAACGCTTGGTAGCCAAGCCAGCCCTACTGTATATTACGACCCAGTGTCCGTACTTGTTAGAAACATTACCGGCACTTGCTATCGACAAGCGGCACCCCGAAGATGCAGACAGTACCGGAGAGGATCATGCTTGTGATGCTTTACGGTATCTGTGTAAAGAACGGTTGATAGACAGTAAATGGGAACAACCGACAGAAGTGTTGAACAAGGGCATGGTTAAGTTACAAGCCTACATTGCGCAAGTTAGAGCGCAGCAAAACAGAGCAAGGATATGAAGATAAAGCCGTTGGTCGAAAAGTTTAGCGGGGCGTACTGGAAGAGTGAGATCGGCAAGGCTGAGGATAGAAGCAGACAGTTTGTAGAGTTAGCAGAAGAATCCGTTAGGGTTTACAACGCACAAAAGCAAGTAGGTATTCTAAATGACACCGAACGAAGGCTTAATAGTTGGTGGTATTGCATTAATACTTTGCTCCCTGCTTACTATTCCAGCACACCTAAGGCGGAAGTAACCCTTCGCAAACGTGCCGGCGGTGTTATTGAAGAGATGAGCGCCGTCATTCTTGAGCGCAATATCCAATACTCGATGGATATGGACTGTTCATTTGACTTGGTTGGTTACAACGCAGCTTTACAGTTTTTGCTCACTGGTCGTGCTGTTTTGTGGGCTAGGTATGAAGCTGAGATCGAAGAGGATGAAGTAGAGATTGCTTTATTCCAGGGGCCGGATGGTGTCTTAGTTGATGACAAGGGCCAGCCTTTTGAGGGTAATACCAGCAAGAGTAGACCTGGTCCCGGCGGGTTGGTGTTAGTCAAAGTACCGCAGGAAACTAAGGAAGAAGAATACGCGATCCTCGATGCAGTTCAATATAACGATTACCTTTGTTCTGATGCTAGGAATGAGACAGAGGTAGAGTGGCGCGGTCGTCGTGCATATTTAACACGTACCCAAGCTGAAAAGATGTTTGGGACTGAGATAGCTGATGACCTCAACTACGATTCTTTTCCTGATAAAGATAAGAAATATAAGTATCAGGATCAAACTAAGTATGAGGGCAAAGCTGAACTATACGAGATATGGTGCGAAGAGACAGAGCGCGTTTATTGGGTTCACAAGAACAGCGACAAAGGCATCATATACGAGTCAGAACCACCGATAGACTTTGAAAACTTTTATCCGTGTAGTGTTATCTCTCAAAGCGTAGACCCTGATAGCGTTATCCCTGTTTCTGATTACGCGCATGTAAAGGATCAGATCCTTGAGGTTGAACGCCTCACCACCCGCATTCATGCTGTTACTCAGGCTATTCGCACCAATACCTTGTATGACGCAACCCTTGGCAATTCTGTAGAGCAGTTAATGCAGGGTGATCTCAAGATGATCCCTGTCATGAATTGGCCGTCATATAAAAGCCGTGGCGGTTTGCAAGCTGGCGTAGAGACGATGGACATCACTGCTTATGTAAATGCACTGCAGACTTTGCAAGCTGCACGACAAGCAGCACTTGAGCAGTTGTATGAAACGTTAAAGGTTAGCGATCTTCTTCGCGGCACAAGCGAGCAATACAAGAGTGCCACGGCTAATCGCCTAGAGAATGCCTGGTCGTCGCTTGGCTTAGTAGTTCGGCAAAACATGTTTGCCAAGTTTATCTCTGATGGTATTGAGCGACTTGGTACAATCATTGCTACTCTGTTTGAACCAGAGCAGATATTTCAAGTTGGTGACGCCGATAGGTTGTTAGCGCCAATACTTCCAGAACTACAACCTCCGCCACCACCTATGCCACCGGATGAGACAGGTGGTGAGATGATGCCGCCAGCGCCTCCGCCTCCACCACCTCCATCGCCAGAGATGATGATGGCACCTTTAAAGATGCAGATCCTTAACCTGCTTCGTAGTGATGATAGGTTAAGCTACCGCATTAAAATTGCTTCTGATTCGATGGTAGCCGTTGATCAAATGCAAGAGCAGCAAGAGGGTGCGCAACTCATGAGCACTTGCGGCGAGTTTTTTAATCAGATGCGGTCGTTGATTGAGCAGTATCCTCCGTTGTTAGGGTTTAGCATTGAACTATTCCAGAACGTCATTAAACGCTTTAAGAGCGGAAAGGAGTTAGATGGCATCTTCACGAAAGCCCTTAACCAAATTGGCGAGATTGCAAAAGCTAAAGAAGAAGCAGCCAAGCAACCCCCGCCCCCAGATCCAGTGCAACAAGAAATGCAAGCAAGAATGCAGATCGCCCAGATGGAGTCTCAAGCGCGCATTCAAGCAACTCAAATGCAAATGCAAGATGCTGCTCAAAAGAATCAGCTTACGGCGGCAGAGCAACAAATAAAGATGCAGCGTGAGCAACTTGATGCGCAACTAGCTGTCGATAAGCAACAGTTTGAACAATACATAGCGCAACAGGAATTGCAGATTGCACAGCAGGAATTGCAGATCAAAGCCAGCGGTGTGCAGGCTGATATGCTTAAGATTCAGGCTAATACGGAATCTGATGCTATTAAGCATAACATCAGCCAAGAGTCTAACCGTATGGCTCAGATCATTGAGTTACAGAAGTTAGAACTTGAGCAGATGCGGATCAGGTTAAGCGAGTCAGAGAAGCTAATGGAAGAAAGGCGACTTGCTTCTGAACAGCAGATTGAAAAGCTATTCATGAGCATGGAGTCACTCCGCACTATGACTCAAGCGCCAACACAAACACAGCAACCTATCGTTATTAACAACGTGATTCCTAAGCGAGCAAAACGTGTCGGCAAAGTTACTCTCGATGAACTTGGTAATCCAAGCATTGAGTTAAATGACATGGAAGATGAGGATTAAGCGTGTCAGACAACGTAACGGTTAGTAACTCGCCTACCAGTGTCAATACTGATATTCCTGTACGCACGATAGACAAGAGCGGCGAGCAGGTTCAGGTTGTTGCTATTGATTACGGTGGGGCTGGTACAGAAGATTTAACCGTTCCAGATTTTGCTACTGAAACAACTCTAAACGCAGTCAAAAACGAGTTAGCAAGTGGTCTAAATGTCAACAATATCGTTAGTGCTGACATCCTTGGTGTTGCAGTTACCGGGCGTAGAAATAACGAAATTGAATTAAGTTTTTTTGATTCGTTCGACACTAACCTTATAACCAATACAACTAGTTCGGGCGGATCTGCTTCTATTACTGGCGGCCATGCCAGATATCAAACGGGCAGTAACACAAACGGCGGCGCTAAAGGTGTTAGCGTTTACAATAGTTCGTATCGTCCCGCTCATGAAGAATACGCATTTTTTACCGCTGCATTTACTGCAGGAATCGCTAATAGCTATCAACGTATTGGACTGTACGATACTAACAATGGCGCTTTTATCGGGTATGAAGACACGTCTTTCGGTGTAACACTTCGTAGTGGTGGTGCAAATACTACTATTGCACGCGCATCATGGAATGGAGATCCGTTAGATGGTTCTGCGGGATCAATTTTTACGCGAGCAGGTACACCAGAAGCAATTAACCTTACATATAGCAATTTGTACCGTATCAGGTTTGCATGGTTGGGATCAGCTTCTTTCATTTTTGAAGTATTTAGTCCTGATGGAAAGTGGATAACGTTTCACACCATTCGAATACCCAATAGTCAATTAGCCCCGTCAATTGAAACGCCAAATCTGCCAATGACTTTAGATGTCAAAAAAAATGGCGGTGGAGCAACAAACTTATCAATTTACACAGCGTGTTGGGCGGCAGGTACAACAAGTGATTACCTACCTATAACTTCTACCCTAACTGATTATACCCTTGCTAACGTAACACGTTCAGTAATAGCCGGACGATCTGCTAGTGGTGGCGGCACGTATTATAACGTAAAAGTTAATCCTTCTGGTTCTCTCATTACGGCAATCGGCGACATTACGGGTGTTGTTGGTCAAGCAACAATGGCAAATAGTTTGCCGGTAGTTATTGCCAGCGATCAAAGTGCTATTCCCGTTACTCAGAGCGGTACTTGGAATATCAATAATATAAGCGGCACTGTCAGCTTACCAACTGGCGCTGCAGCAGAAGCTACGCTTAGTAGTCTGAACGGAAAGGTAACGGCATGTAACACGGGCGCTGTTACTATCAGTGCATCCTTGCCGGCTGGCGGTAATAATATCGGAGATGTTGATGTTTTAACGTTGCCTAATGTTACCCTGGCAAGTCAGGGCAATCCATTTACTTCGGCGGTGCCTGTTAGTGATAACGGTGGAAGTATCACGGTTGATGGTACAATAGCAGCGACGCAAAGCGGGACCTGGACCGTTACGAATGCAACGTATTCATCCAGCACGTTAAGCAATGTTACCGCAGCCGCTTCCAACACAACACTTTTGGCATCCAACGCTTCGCGTCGCCAAGCGATACTTTATAACGATGCTGACACTGCCGTATACGTTAAGTTTGGTGCGACAGCTAGTGCAACTAGTTTTAGTTACAAGTTGTTGCCAGCGCAGACGCTAGAACTACCATTTCCCGTATACACCGGCATTATTGATGGCATTTGGGCGAATACTCCAACGGGAGCAATGCGAATTACTGAGGTAAGCTAATGCCTGTTTTTGGTGGCGAGTTACCTATTGGCGCTGGTTTGTTGTGGTACTCCGGCACCGCGCCCGATTCGTTTTTAATCTGTGACGGCACAAGTCTTTCGAGGACAACGTATGCAAAACTGTTTGCCATCATTGGCACAACTTATGGCAGCGTGGATGCAAGTAGTTTTAGCTTACCAGATTTACGGCAGCGATTCCCTCTCGGTAAAGCGGCGTCAGGGACGGGCAATGCGCTTGCGGGTACAGGGGGAACAATAGACCATACGCATACCTCAGCCGCCCATACCCATAGTGTGCCAGCGCATTATCACGGTATGGGAACTGGAGCAGATTTAGCTGTTACCAACTCGCCAAGCGGCTACAGCGCGTGGGGAGGATCAGTCACAACTACCGCACCAAAAGGCGATACCTCAGCCGGTAGTTATACAGCCCCGACGATTAGCGGTCGTATCGGATTAGTCACGGGGGGTGTTGACGGTAACGCAGCAATGACAAGCGGCAGCACTACTCCCGGCGCAACAGGGGGAAACAATCCTCCGTACTTGGTCGTTAATTACATTATCAAATACCAATGAGTCTAATACTGCTCCTTAATCCCAAGCAGTACGGTGGAACCCCTGTAACGCCTGATACAAGTGATATCTTGGATCGTTACGCCAAGCGACGAAAACGGCATGACGATCTGCTTGAGGAAGAAGTAGCAGCCCAAATCCTTAAGAGTCGCCAAAAAGAGATAGAACTACCGACGACTGTAGACAGAGAGAATTTAGCTGATAAGCTAAAAGCAGCATTGCATGCTAGGGCTAAACCAGGGGAACTAACTGGCGAAGAACGCAAAAAGCGAATCAAAATGGTCTTAATGCTATTGGCACTAGACGATGACGACTAAATACAAACTGTATCAATACTGCAAAGTGCAAAAGAAGGTAGTGCCGATTGAAAATGTGCAGGTGCGCGTTCCAGAGACGCATTACATCATTACCGACGAGATGGCACCCGTTAGAAACCCTCTTAATTCTAAGGAAATTTACACAAGCAAGCGAAAGCTACGAGAGGCTTATAAAGCCGCTGGCGCAATAGAAGTTGGGGATGCTTACGAGCGCGGATACGACCCACAAAAGTCAGATCCTGGTCGGCAAAAAGAATTAGTGTCTAGGGTAATGCAACAAATTAGGGAGCGACTAAATGGATAATGTAGAGCAAGAAACAGGAACGACAGCAGCGGATACCGAAGTTACTGTTGAGCGGCAATCAGAACCCGTAAGCATTCGTGACGCTCTCAAACGCAGTTTTAAGGCAGAAGATGATCCGATTGTTGTAGAGACTAAAGAAGATCCTGATGCGGTAGCTAAAGCACCTCAATCTGTTACAGAGCAACAAACGCAGCAAACAACGCCAGCGGTTGAGAAAATTCCGCTTGTACCACCCGCTGACATGAACAAAGCCGAAAAGGAGGCTTTTCTTAATCCTACGCCTGATAACGCGCATGTTTTGCAGCAGTACATGAACCGTAGGGCGTATGAAACACGCTCCGATTATCAGCGTAAAATGGTGGAAGTTGAAGAACTTAAAAAGCAAACTTCTAGCATTTATGATGCAGTCAAACAGTACGAAAACGACTACGCAAAAGAAGGTATCAGCATTGCAGACCTGACCAGGCGCTCTATTGCTTGGGACAAGGCAATGATGACGAACCCGGTTGAAACGGCTTTGGAATGGTTAGACGCTTACGGCATTAAGCCTGAACAACTGTTTCAAGGTTATGATCAGCAGGGTTACTATCCACAGCAGCAGCCAGCGCAATACCTCACAATGGCTGATGCAGAACGCATTGCCGAAGAGAAGATTGCCGCAATGCAGCAGCAACAGGAACAAAAAGCCGTTGCTTATTATAATGAGCGGGTCGTAGAATCTTTTGTAGCGAATAAACCGTTATTCAAAGATGCCGAGACAGCAGCGCAGTTAGAGGCTGAAATGGCACCGATTGTGGCGGCATTAACGCAGACCGGCAAGTACAGCGGCCCAGAGCAAATCCTCGAAACCGCTTACAACTATGTAGTAGCCGGCAATCCGACCTTTTCCAGTATCGCCAATGCGATTACTGCAAAGGCGCAGGTAGAACAAACATCCGCAAGTGTGCAAAAAGCTAAAGCCGCTTCGCGTTCGATCACTGGCTCCGCCGGTTCGGGGACTCCCAGAGTACAAGCTAAAAACATACGTGATAACCTACGGGCTAGAATGACCGGCGATTAGCTGCTTCATTTAGCCGGGGTTATCTTAACTTTATAGGATAACAACAATGGCTAATCTTGAAGAAGCAATCGTTGCAACCCTCTTCGATCAGAGCGATCAGATCGCAGATGAGGTTTTGCATCACAATCCGCTCCTGAAATCGCTTGACGATCAGGGCCTCATTCGTAAGTTTTCCGGTGGATACGAACTACGCAAGCCAATTATGTATAATGATTCGGCTGTAGGTGGTTTCTATTCGGGATTCTCATCTTTTAACCTTGATTCAATCGATGATGCTACGGCATTTCGATTCGCAATTAAGCAGTGCTACGAGCCTGTAGCTATTGCAGGCCGTGACCGACGCGCTAACCGCGATCAGGCACAGCTTCTTGATCTCGCTGAGATGAAGATGAACGCGGCAATCGCTCGCCTTAAGAATACTGTTTCTACCTCACTTCGCGGTGATGGGACTGGAAGCGGTGGACTTGAGTTTGACGGTATTAAGAAGGCTGTATCAACTTCACCGTCATCTGGAACGTATGGACAGATTGATCGTACTTCTAACACCTGGGCACGTAACCTAGCTGTTAATACGACTCTCTCTGCTTCAAACGTTCAGGAGACTGTAACGGACACTATTTCGCAGATCACTCGTGGTGACGAAACCCCAGACCTCGGTTTGATGGATCGCACTGCTTGGAAGTACCTCCATAGTTCGCTCACGGCAATTCAGCGCATTCAGCTTCCTGTAAAGAAGGCTACCGCTGGTTTCCGCGCTCTCAGCTATGACGGATGCGATTTTGTGTTTGATGGTGGATTTGGTTCAAGCGTACTTGAGACCAATTCTTGCCGATTGCTTAACACAAAGTATTGGACTTTTGACATGGTACGTGGTGCTGACTTTAAGCCCCTCGCTCCAGAGATGAACCGTCCGATTGATCAGGATGCTTTCTTCACGGTTATTATCGTTGAAGGAAACCTCTGTTGTTCAGCCCCGGCACTTCAAGCTGTTATTTACGCTTAACTGTAGGAGGATTGAACTATGTCACGTTCTGGATCATTCGGTGTTAATTACAAAAAAGTATGGGATGGAACTACCATTCCGCTTCCGGCAAAAGTTACTGATGTTGGTAGCTGCCCGGAGGGTGAGTTTTTGTTTGTTCAGGCAGATGGTGCGCTTGCACAGTATGCGTTCGTCAAAATATCTGACGATGGACAAGCTGTAGAACTTACAACCACAAACGCTGGTTCTAACAACCTTCAGATCGGTGTAGCGCAAGTCGCTGCAGCCGATAACGAGTACCTTTGGGTATGGGTTGGCGGCGTAGGTGGCGGTGGAGTAGGAACAGGTATTAAGGGTAAGTGCGCTGCATCGTATGCTGCAGATGCTAACCTTAATACGACTGCAACCGCTGGCGTAGCTGATGATGCTTCAACAACTAAGATTGCTAACGTGGTAGGTCTTACGACCCTTACCGGCGCTGGCACTGTTGAACTAAAATCAACTGGCTACCTCACAGTGAACTAAGGCTATAGGGGCTGGCTTGTGTAGCAGCCCCGCCTTCTAAAAGGATTTATATGGCAGGAACAACTACTTTGATGGGGCTTGGAATGCCCGGAGAACTTGCGGCAGCGGTAGCTGACGGAGTTTTTACCGGCACCGTAACGCCAACAGGTCAGGTTGTTGCAACTGCAGCAGGTATTCGCACCAAGCAGAATACCGACAACGTTACTGACGCTTTGCCAACTCAGGCTGAGATGGTTACGGCGTTTGGTGCTGCAGCTACAACTGGATCAGGTTTTATTGGCGTTATTAAAGATGCTAATGCAGATACAAACTTTTTCATTTGTGCAAGTAACGGAACAAGTTACTACGCACTTAAGATGACTAAGGGTGCATAATTAAGGGGGGAGCAATCCCCCCGTTTTTTAGGATTGCTATGCCAGATTTTACCCCTTCTAATCCCACCGCTTTGTTTAGCGCACGCCGCCTTGCAACAGTTACACCATCCGATTCTACCGACCTTACTGGCGTTAGAGCACTTTGGGTAGGTGGAACAGGAAACCTTAGCATTAAGTGTGTTGATGACAGCGCCGCCGTTACTATCGCCATTCCAAACGCCGGGGTTCTTCTGCCGCTGTTTGTGTCGCGTGTAATGGCAGCTACCACAGCAACCTCTATTGTTGCATTGTACTAATATGGGAATTGGCGTTGGTATTGGTTTGGTTGTTCCTTTTCAAGGCATAGCTGGATTCAATCCGAGCAGTATTTCAGGCTTACTTACTTGGTATAAAGCTGATGCCGGAGTGCTGGACGCCAGTAATAATCCCATTACGAGTGATGGAACTGCCGTAAAAACTTGGCAGGACCAAAGTGGCAATTCTAATCACCTTGTTCAAAGCACAAGTACTAAACAACCTTTGTATAAGGTGAGTCAGCAAAATGGACTACCTGGCATTCTGTTTGATGGTACTGATGACTTTTTTACTACCACAAGCAGACTTTCCACCGTTCGGACTGTGTTTGTAATTCACAAGTGGACTGCTACAACAGGCGACTATCGCCCGCTGATCGGTGATTCTATAACCTATAACTTTCATGGTGGTGCAGCCGGAGGTGCCTTATTTTACGACGGCGCTGGCGCAGATACATTAGAAACACGTTTTGTGTATCTTGGTAAAAAGTACGTTAATAGTGTTGAAACCGCTCATTCTAGTGTCGTGCGATACACAACGTATAAGTTAGTTGCGGTGACAACGACTGCTAATACATACATTGACCAGATATCGTTTGATCGTAATGACACACCAAGACAATTTTATGGTCAGATGGGCGAAATTCTAGCTTATGATTCTGTACTTTCGGCAACAGATCGCGGAAAGGTAGAAACGTATTTGATGAGTAAATGGGGACTTTCGTAGAACTAGGTAATTAACTGTGTAGCCTTAACTAGGGAGTTAAATATGGCACAAGTAGATTGGAACGCGATAATGGGAGTAGGGCAACCAAAGCGACGTTATGCAGGGGCTAACGTTAAGTTTTTTAATGCCTATAACGAAAACAAAGAAAAGACACTAGCGCAAGGTCGCCCGATCTTTGATGAGATTCCGTCTATCTCGATACAGTGGCCGGGTGGAGATGAGACGGTTAGGCGCATCGAACCCCACGATATTGCAGAGTACTCAGAACTATACGCCGCTTTTACTGCCGGCAATCAACCTGTTGAGAGTGGGACACCATTAGCAGAATGGCCGTTAATGAATGGGTCAGCAATGCGCGAGTTTCAGCATATTGGTTTTCGCACCGTTGAGCAGGTAGCGAGCGCCAATGATGAGGTTAAACGCAAACTCGGTCCTTTGGGTAAGTTTATCAAATTGGCACAAGACTGGCTTGCAGCCGCTAACAGCGATCAAGCACAGGTGACAGCACTCAAACAACAATTAGACCGAGAACAGCTTCGTACTGCGAGACTAGAGGAGCAGTTAGAACTTATGATGCAGCGTATCGAAGGTTTGGAAGGTACTGATTTACGGCCACAGCGTCGTAAAGTGTTTCAGCCAGAACCGGATATTGAAGATAATGAAGACGATTTTGTTAATGAGGAAGTCGTCGAAACTCCCAAAAGAAGGGGTAGACCAAGAAAAGTATGACACTTGCAACGGTTGTTACAAACGTCGCTAACGAAGCTGGCTATTCTGTAGAGTCAAACATAATGACTTCTACGGAGACGACTACCAAGCAGCTACGCACCATTGCGAATCGTATCAACCATGAGATGTCAGAAGCGTATCCCTGGCCGGTGATGTATGCGAGCGGGTCCTTCTCCCTAGTCGCAGGGCAAGCATCGTATGCATTGCCGGCCTCTTTTTCTTATTACCATTACGAATCGTTTTGGAATAGCAGCACTCGCTGGCGCATCCTTGGACCGATGAGCGAGCAAGAGTATGCAGAGATTAGGGGTTATGGACTTAATACAACCGTTTATCAGCGGTTCCAAATTCGCGGTATTTCCAATACCGAACTTTTGATTAGTCCGACTCCTACAGCTTCTAACGCTGGAAACATAGTAATTTTTGAGTATATCGCCGACAGAAGTGTAAAACCGGCAACGTGGGTAACTGCGACAGTTTACGCTGCAGGTGCATACACATTTTACAACGGCAACTATTACACCACAACAGCAGGCGGTACTTCCGGTGCAACTGCACCGACGCACACTAGCGGTAGTGTTTCGGACGGTGGCGTAACTTGGGACTACTATTCAGGTCCCTATAAGGAATTTTTGAAAGATACTGACGTTTCAATCTTTAATGAAAAAACGTTAGAGCAGGGAATGATGGAGCGATTCTCTGAGATTCACGGTTTAGATAACATTAAACCTCGTTTTGATGCGCAACTTAACGAAGATTTTTCCAAGCAAAACCCTGGCAAGATTATTTATGCAGGCGGCCATACACGAGCAGAATTGTTTGCGCGTAGTGGCACTGCAGTTTTTGGAACGTGGATCTGATGGCACAGCAACCAATGCAAGCACCACCACCCGCAAAAGGCATGACGCCGCAACAGTATTACATGGCGCTTATCTCGCAGGGTATGCGCAGTCAAGATGCTTATGCCGCTTTACAGCAAGCGTATGGACCTCCTAAGAGCCCAGAGCAGTTACGACAGGAGCAACAGAGCGCAGAGTCAAATGCTGCATTAGCACAGACTGGAGGGCAATTAGCTGGCTTGGCAGGCGCTGGTTATTTATATTCGCAACTTGGTGGCACTGCAGCTACAGCCGGCAGTCAAGCCGTACTCGGTTCTACTTTAGCAGGCGGTGCTGGCGCTAGTGGTAGCATGGCTACGGCTGGCGGTGGTGCAGTCATGGGTAGTGGTGCCGTCGGTACTGGTACTGCAGCCGGTGCTACGGGAGGCGT